CATATATTCTCTGGTATAGTGCCCGGAATGCCCTCATTTTGGGATCTCCCGAAATCAGACCTTCGTATATATGCTTGTAATCAGTCGGCGTTGCTATTGCTGATACCGCCATAAAGAAATTACGGTATCGTTCTGCCACATGCCTTTTATGCGGAGTGTCGAAGAAAACGTCCATGTGATTAAAAAGATATATCAGCTCCTGCCGATAATCTTTCTGCTCCTGTCCTGCTTCCGCCTCTTTCCTTTTTCTGGAACTTCTGCCGAACATCTCGCTATCCCAATACAGGGCAGCCAGATAAGCATTCGGTTCCCTTCTGATGATCCGTTCCATGAGATCTGGATAATATTCATTCATCTTCACGAGGCTTCTGGCCGTATCAACAGAAAAGAACTGAGATACCCTCATCTGTCTCTTGCTTGATCCAGACTGCCAGAGAAACAGATATATCTCCGGGATATCGACATGGTTTCTCAGAAGAAACAGCCATACATCATTGTCTGTCCAGTCATAGATTGGGAACACCTGTTTCTTTGCGGTCATTTTATTTCCTGCTTTTGTCATGGACGCAATATTCTGAAGTCTCTGTACGGATTCCGCTGTCCTGATGCCAACCATTGTAATTCCGGATACGGTTGTTCTCGGCAGGAAATCCTGATAAGCATCAATCCTTGGGCGTAACAGTTTATGGTTCCTTATTGCGAATGAAGGTGGCTGTCTTACCCAGACATCTTGCTTCGTAGAATTCCAGCAGATAAATGTTTCGTCATTTGACAGTTCATTGAAGCAGTTAAAATGCTTTACCTCCACGCAATACCATTCAAACTTTGCTCCCATCATCATAAAGATACGCCGCCATTTCTTTGTCATATCTTCCATGCAAGGAAATATTGCCTCTTCATCTATGAACTGCACTGTAAGCTGCTTCATATCGATCTCGCCCCGGTTGGCTAGATTTACCACCAACTGTGCCACGCACAAGCTGTCTTTTCCGCCACTGAAGGAAAAGAACACTGGCAGACCATTTCCAAATACATTTTTTATTCGGATTTCCGCAGCCTTCACAACATCAATGTTTGATTCACAGCGTTTTACAGCCATATTTTCTCACCGCATTTAGGGCAGACAACAAACCTTCTGGTCTCTGTGATCTCAGGTTCGGTTTCAGCGGCATTCTGCTCTTCTGCTGGCTGTTCGTTCTGCGGGTTCGGCTTTTCCGGGCTACTCTCTCCATTATCAGCTGATTGTGTATCCACTGCGGCTTTCTGTTCTCTCTTTTCATTTGCTTCTTTAATCTTCTGGATTTCGGAATCATCTAAAGTTCCATACTCGGAGAGTTTTTCGGTAACTTCATCCGCATCAGCGACCATCTGCTGTAAAATTTCTTCATCATATCCAGGGATATCCAGATCCCCCTGCAGTTCCTCAAGGAACTCATTCAGGGTTTCCAGATTGTCGATTCCAAGAGCATAGGTCTTATTATCAGCTATCATGAGTTTCTTTTTATCGTTCTCAGAAAGCCCTGCTTTTACATATACAGTTGCTTCCTGATAGCCAAGACTCACCATAGCTTCATACAAACCGTTACCAATCAGAATGATATTGTTTTCATCAATGACCAGTGCTCGTGTCTGACCAAACTTTTCAAGTGATCTCTTCAGTTCCCTGATCTGCTGTTCTGAATGAATCCTGACATTTTTCTCAGGATGCTTCAGAACACTCAATTTTTTGATTGTTACTTTCATCTTGCTTGTCCTCCATTTCTGAAGGGCAATGGCTTCCGGCTGCAACCGGCTATTTGATAGCTTTTAAAAATTCTCTAGCTCCATCGAAATGCTGTGCTGCATTTTCAACTATGGTCTTATCAATTTCGTAAACTTCTTTCCAACCTTGCTGTTCTGTCTCCATGTACTGTCTGGCAGGCCATGGATGTGTACCGCATAAATATCCTTTCTCCCAGTCATATATGGGCGGGAGTTTCACATCATAATAGTGAATATACGCAAGGACATCTTCGTGTCTCCACTCTGCGAGAGGGCTGTATCTGGTGATTCCGGATGAATTAGTGTAGATATTATCTTTTCCAACATAATTGCCGTCTGCCTTTCTGCGTCCGAGCAGGAGTATTTCTAACTGATGCTCTTTATAATATCGTGCTTGTCCCCTGTGCTGTACGATATGGAACCACTGTGCTGTCTTATTGCTTTTATCCGGAAACAACATATCCGGATGCTTTTTCAGCCATTCCATGTCCTGTCCGGTATTGATAATCTCAAGGTTAGAAGGTTTATTCTGCTCTATCCATGCAATAAATGCCGGATATTCCAGATTGCATCTCACAAGGACGCTCTGATCGATGCCAGCTTTCTCGCATATCTCTCCAAGTACCAGGGAGTCTTTTCCCGCACTCCATGCATAGGCTGCCTTTTTCCCCTTGCATTTCTCTTTGATGTCTTTCACTGTCTTTTTCACAAGGGAATCCAGTTCTTTCTTTGACACCGTCTCTTCAATGTGATCAAGCGCATTCTTCCAGTCTTCATTATTTCGAACGGATTGTTTTCTACCGAGCATAGCGTCTCTCCTTTCCGGAAGCGGCCAAGGCAATAATTCCGCTCAACAGGACTGTAAGCAAGCTTCCCAGTGTTTTATATGGTCCACTATTCAAAACGCTGCCGTAGGCAAATACAGGAAGCCCTACAGCCAGCGCAGCAACCACACCTGTGATAATCCCTTTTGCATTCAGTCTTACCCTTTTCAGTGTCATGACTGTTGGAAGTAATGTTGACGCCCTCAGTGTGCCATAGAACAAAAATAGATGTGTCACTGTAATTCCCGGGATATTTGCAATCAGAATGCCAGCGATCAGAAGCACTGCCATTGCAGCTCTGGTCTTCCTGATGTCTTTTCCTCCTGCAATATCTGTCGTAAGCGAAGATACTGCGCACAGGTTGCTATCCACTGTAGACAGTAAGCCGGAAACAATCATGAAAAGGAACGGCAATACTGCCCAGGGCGGGAAAAAGTGGCGGATCAATTCAAAATTGATGATTCCAAGGTTCTGTGCCTGATATCCTGCACCGGCTCCCATAAATCCAAGAATTCCCATTGACAGCGGAACCACCGCAAAAAGAACTGCTCCAAGAAGAAACGCTCTTCCCAGCTTCTCTTTTTTTACTGCAAACGCTCTCTGCCAGAAGCTCTGATCTCCAAACGGCCCGGATAAAAGTCCAATCGTTGTCGGAAGCCCAAAGGCTAAGAAAATCTCTACTCCTTTTCCAGAGAATAGTGTTGTGTAGTCTCCTGATATACCGCTCAGTCCCTGTATAATGCCCTGTGTTCCTGTATTTCTTACTCCGAATATTACAAATAGGCTACATGCAACAAGCATGAATACCATTTGAATAGCATCTGTAAGCATAGATGCTTTGATTCCGGAGAACAGGGAATATGAAATTGCTATGCAAGCAAGCAGAATAGTCATGGCTTTGAACGAAATTCCTGTTACTGCACTAAGGATCTGACTTCCTGCAAGAAGCTGAACTCCCGTTGACAGAACAGACAGCCCGATCAGCTGAAAGAGGTAAACTCTTTTCACTCCATCGGATTTGTATTTTTCTTTCATGTAACCAGACAGTGTCATTCCTTCCGGCATTTCCTTCCGGATTCTCTTTGCAAAAGGAATAAATATCACCAAGCATAAAGCATTTGGCACTAAGAACCAGAAAAGCCCAATCCATCCGGCCGAATATGCTTTTTCTGTTGAAACAAACAAAGCCGGCGCCCAGATCCACGTCGCCGCAATACTCAGTGCGGACAGGATCCAGTTCTCAGACCGGCTTCCAACACAAAAATTTACTACATTTTTCTCTTTTTTAGTCATGGTCACTGTCGCCAGTATCATGATCGCTGCGTAGACAAACAGCATAATTATTCCATTCATGTATGATCTCCTTTATTTTTCTAAAGGAGCATTTTACCTTTACATTTATATCCCTCCCGTCCAAAGGTTTACATTAAAAAAGCCACCAGATTTCACTCTGATGGCTCATGGCTCATGATAAAATTTTACCCGATTATCATACACCATTTTCGTTATTAAGTCAATGTTAAGTTAACGCTTTTCGTTATTTTCTATTTTTCAAAAAAATCTCAGTCCGTCAATCCCGAAAAATAGCGAAGATAAGCGCTCTTTCGCAATTTTGAGATCCTCGTAAATAGTGACTTTACTAACGGAAAACTTTTTTGAAATTTCCGTAATATTCATTGACTGCTTTGATATGTACAATAACTTGATTACTTTGTATCTTCTCTTGTCTTTCTCTGAAAGCTTGCCACAATAAATTCTGTATACGTCCAGCATTTTATCAATATGCTGTACCATTAAAGCTGTTCTCTTTGCCGATGCCTTGATAGATTCCACAATCACCTTGTCGTCTTTCATCTCCATAATGCCTTCCAGTATTTCTGTGACCTCTTCTCTTTTTGAATCCCTCGATTCATATACAGCATTTTCACAGGATGCCTTGAGAGTTCTGTAGTTTCTGAGGAGCAATTCTGTATTGTGAAGTCTGCGATCTATTCTTTCTTTTTCAGCCCGGCGCTGAGCTACCAGCATTGTATCGCTTGCAACCTGGGCTCCTGCCACTGCTGCCTGCTGAATCATTTCTTCAACATCTTTTTTGCTCATAACAACGAATTGTTTTTCTGTATCCATGCTCCACCTCACACATATTTCTTTCCAGTCTCAGGATCCTCGAATTTGATTCTGTCACGGAGTTTGAACCCAAATCCTTTTGCAAGTCTTTTGACCATCTTCACAAACAGTTCTGCTTCCTCATCCTTTTTTGTCCTGCTTGCCCTGTACACTAATGTTCGGGTTCTATCCGCTGCACAGATCGTATCATGTGCTGTTCTGTCCTTACATCCGCTTGCATTATATAAACTTTTATCCATATCAATTCTCCTTTATATATTTAAGCATGTACTCCTCTTTATATTGCTTCCATTGCTGATCTGCCATTCCCGGAGCGTAGAAATCTCGCACTGTATCAAGTGCTTCCATCATCCCGCATTTGGGACATATCATTGTTTTATTGTCTTTTCTTGATAATGCCGGGCGAGAACTATACTCTTTCCCACATTCAGGACATATCCTTTTCTCCTCCATTTTTTAAACCTCCCAAGAAATCTTCTATAGTCATTTGGCCTGGAATAGATTCTTCCGGTTCCTCCTGTTCAATAGAATAATGAGGCAAGATACTTCCCCAGCATTCTGGTCCATATCCTCTCTCAATGCTTTCCGGATCCGTCAGTTTCCTTCCACATTTCTGACATTTGCTGTACATACGAATCCTCCATCTTTCCGCCAAGTAATGCAAATAGCCATGCTCTCTGGCTCTGCAGGTACTCTATCTTCCATTGAAGAATCATCTGGTCAATCACCTGATCTTCAATCACCTGATATTTTTTAGCTATCGCAATCTGTTCTTCATTCTCTCTGATAGCTTTCTCGATATCAATATGAATCCTTGCATACTCTTTCAAAGGGGCTTCTTTGGCCTTTTTATAGGCTATAATAGCCCACAAGAACCATACGATCATGCAACTAAAGATTCCACATATATAAAATATAAGTTCTTTCATTTTTCACATCCTTTCGTTTAAAACTTTGAGAGCTTCATGCAATTGTGCCTCTTCAATAAATTTTTCCATCGCCACCTGGCATTCTTCTATCGTTCCAATTTCCCGATATTTCTTTAATTCTTTCTCCTGTTCTGTATACTCGTTCATAATTCGCTGAATTACACAATTCTGACATTGATCATCGCAATCCGCTCCGCAAGGTAAATCGACATCATCTATCTCGATGTTTCCCGTTTCAAAGTTTCTGGAAAAGCTACAACACTCTTCTGGAACATAATTTCCATCTTCATCTTTAATCATTTTTACTGTCATTTGCTTTTCTATTTCCTTTCTTTGGTTGCTGCCTTTTCAACCTGTTTCAAATACTTTATCTGTCTTTGTATATACGAATCATCCTCTTTGCCACCCATTGCAAGCCAATCAGAAATTCTTTTATCAACATCCTGTAAAACCGACAGAGGAATTAAATCAGTATGAATATTTCCTATATTTTCCAAAGACATCAGATTTCACCTCTTTTTCCATCATACCAGCTTCGAATCTTCTCGAAATCAAGACTTTTTAAAACTTCATCCATAGTTTTCCTCTTCATCATCAATCTCAACAATTTTTAAGTCTGCAAAATCACAACACATCGCAAACCCATCAATCATTTTCTTTTTAACACCAAACACTTCCACAACGTAAGAATTATCCTCCATGATTTTTATTACATCTGATTTTTTAACGTATTCAGTCATTTTTTCTTCATCTCCTCCAACTTATTTTCAGCTTCTTCACGGGTGAGGAACCATGTTGTTCCAAAAGCAGTATCATTAAGCACTTTTTCCTTATATTCATTACGGCCTGTCGCATACCAGTGGCTACCGGCAAATGTAATTGATTCGATATGCTGATGATATACCCTATTAACATTTTCGCACCCGTAAAAAATATTTAATCCGTATATAGGTGGACTTGGAATAATATACACATCATCTCCGGCCTTACACGGCAATCTCACAAGCAAGCCCTGTTCTTCTAAGTCTTTATAAGACTTTAATTCTTCCAACAGTTCTGCAACATCTTTCAACCAATACAATTCTCCATCTTCAAAACAACATCCATAAGTATTTTGATGATACGGGCAACCAATCGCTTCCTTCCCACTGATATAATCTCTTAAATCCTCGCCAGTTCCACAGACAATGCGTTTATGCTCATCATCCATATGTATGAAGTTTTCGTGGTCTGCATAGCAATCGCCTACAGTATCCTGGCTGGCAACGCATTTAAGTGCCTTTATCATATCGTCAAGTATTAATTCCATCTACTTCACCTCTTCCATCTGACTTTCTACAGTATCTGCAAGTAACTTCAACGATTCAATGAATGTATCCGTCAATGTTGTTCTGTCTGGGTATTTAGCGAACGTTCTGACAAGTTTTACTGCATCCTTGATTTTTTCTTCATCTTCGACGATTTCGGATGCTTCATACACTGCCTTTTCAACATAGTTGTAAGTAACCATCTTACTGTCGTAAAAATTCAATATGTTTGGAAACGGAATTACGATAGGGTTTAAATGGTTTTCTCTCGCCCATGTGAATCCCTGAAGCTTTGCCATTTTCAGAACACTCAAATATTCTTCCTGTGTCTTTACAAATACGATTTTTCCTGTTAAATTAATCATCATAATTTCCTCCTGTAATCTTATTAATACAACCATTCCAACCTGCTTTTATTCTGTCCCAGTGATCTGTTGAAGCTACTCCGGTCATTTTCTCCGGCAATGGCTTCAATGGACACCAATCAGGTCTTGATTTGCTTTCACAATCATAATGTTCTTCTGTCATCAGAATTACATCATAATCTAAACAGCCAGCTAATTCACAATAGCCCACATATTCAAGTTCGCCGCAGTATGCAGTTCCGAACGGGCAATCATAGCAATTCTCTGGTGTATCTATCACTAACACTGATTTACTCATCTGATTCCTCCTGCAATAATTCTGGATTGTCAAAAATGCTTCCAACTACTTCCATTTCGCACCTGTCGATATAATCTTTGGTCAGTGGCATTGAATAGCAGAATGGTTCACATCTGCTGATTGCGTCTGTCGGAATAATCTCATAATGCCATCCGACAACTTTATCTACTATGGACCCGGTTTCAATATTTCTTACACCAAATTCTCCAAATACCGTTTTTACAAGGTCTTCTGAATTTCCATGACACATCAAAATATCATTCTCCCAGATTTTCTTGCCGTTCTTATCTGTTAATCCTGTGTACTCGCATATTGTATCCGGATCAACTTCGTCAAATTCATCCGCCGTAACGGTCCATTTGCCTATTACCAATTTCCCTATGAATATTCGCTTTTCTCCCGGCATTCCACCATCCATCAGGTATCCCTCTATCCATTCACCGTTATCTTTTTTCTTTCCCTTGAAAAGAATTTCTCTCATTCAACTCCACTGCCTTTCACGAACTTAATTGTTACATCTATTATCTTGTCCTCCTCATAGCGCTCTGGAAGCGGCATCCAGGCATTGACAAATAAGCCAATTTCAAGAAAACTTTCGTCCTGGTTTCCGACTCTGAATGTGCCTCCACCTTCATTATCAACCGTATATCTTCCGATTGCCGGAATATCGCAGTTATCAAGTG